GGGCCATACGTGATCATCGGCTGGCAGTACGGGTTTGCAGCCGTGAACGTGGTGACGGGCACGCGCATCCTGAAGAACGGCGTCGGAAAGACCTCGCCGGGGTGCAGCGTGGCGATGGAGTTCGTCGGGGACTGCTGGCAATCGGTTACCTCGATCGCCGCGTCGAACGGGACGCCGAAGTGGATCGTGGCAGCGGGCGCACCGTCCATGTGCGGAGTTGCGGGGACGCAAGTCTGGAAGTGGAACGGCAGCACGTTCGCCTGGGTTGGGCTGATGGAAACTCAAGGGGTTGATCGCACGGACGCCCCAGTGCTCGATGGCGACTTCGCCTACGTCAGCCTCGGAGCGCACGGGATCCCACAAGAGCAAAAGTGGCGCGCCTGCAATCTGAACACGATGACCTGCGACACGACGAATCTGTTATGGATCCCCGCAGGCGAGGGCCGACAGAACAGCGTCAGCGGGTTCACGTACTCGCTCGGAACGACAAGCCCGGCTCCGATGGCGTACTACATCCTTCGCAACGATCAGCCAGTCCCAACCGCGCCAGTGCCACTGACCGCTACCGCCGTGCCGCCGACGCCCGCCAGAACCGCAACGCGACAGCCGACGAGCCCGAGCGGCTGCTGCCGGGAAGGGATCGACTGCATTCCCGGTGCGCCGGTGCCGCGATGCACACCAACGCCTTGCTTTCATGGAGGCCGACCGTGCGTTACTTCGAACTCTACGCCGACCCAGGCAAGTCCCACGCGCACTCCAATCACTTCGATTTCTGCTACAAATACGCCCATAGGCACGGGCCCGAGTTGTGGTGCTGTCGGCCCGACTGCTATCTGCCTCGCCAATCGCTTCCTCGTGACCGCGACCTGGACGAAGCCGAGCGGCGAGTCGGGCCACGCAACGCCGACGAGTTGCCGGACGACAGCGAGCGGTAGCTTCTGGTTCTTTGACCCCGAGAACGTCGAGGTGTTCGTGAAGGTGCTTGACGCCTGCTCGTTCTCTGGAAAGTGGTGGGTCTTCGCGTTCGGCGGAACCAATGTCGGAGTCGTCGTGACGGTCACGGATACTGTTACTGGGCAGGTCAAGGGCTACACAAATCCCGTCGGAACTGTCTTCGTGACGATCGCGGATACAGCCGCATTCCCGTGTGGCCAATGAGCGCGAAGATTAGGGCCGAAGAACGCCACTCCTTCGACGGGTTTATGGCGGCCGTCAGGATGCACGCGGTTCCGGAGCCGAACAGCGGCTGTCTTCTTTGGCTCGGCCAGCTTTGCAACTGGCGTCCGTACTTTTATGACGGCGTCCAGCGGGGGAAGGTTGCACGGATGCTTCTCGAAAAACGGGACGGGCCAGCAAACGGGAGACTGGCACTCCACTCATGCGACGTTCCGGCGTGCGTAGAGCCCTCGCACCTCCACTGGGGCGATCAAAGTGAGAACGTGCAGCAGTCTGTTCTTCATGGCAACCACAAGAACACCAGGAAAAAGACGTGCCTGAGTGGTCATGCGTTGGATCGTGTTGACTCGTATGGACGACGGGTCTGTTCGGTCTGTCGTAAGAAATGGAACGACAAGAGCAACGCGAAACAGCGCAGAAAGCGTCATGACACCTCGGCGTTCTGGTGCGCGCCATGAGTGGGCCACGCAGCTCCATCGCTTGGACCGAGGGAATCGACAACGCGGAATTGTGGTGTTCCCATGTCTGCGTCAACGACTTTGAGGAATTTCGGCTGCCGCCACCGTGGCGCGTCGGGGCGGACGGGTTTGTGCAGCCGTCTTTTGTTTGTCAAAAGTGCGGGCTCCACACCTTCCTTCCCGTCGGACAAAGGCCCACAGAAAGTGGGCGTCCATGACGCCACAGGCCAATCCGAATGTGATCGCTTATTGCGAAAAATGCGGGCGCGGGTTTCTTTTTGTGAGAAAGGGGATCGTGCGCGATCCGTACGCTCGACTGGGTAGCGACGAGAAAGAAGCGTGCGGTGGATGGATCGAGCGTCTGAAGGTCCCGGCCCCGAATGATCGGACGGACTTCCGTCCTATCGCGAAGTTGCGCCCGCCAGCTCGAGCCGACAAGGAGAAGACGTGACCGACGAGTTCGCCGACTACCTGGCCTCGTTTCGGGCGGAACTCGCGACACTGGAGCAGAAGGCCGACGGCCTGCGTAATGTCATCGTAGCTCTCGCGGCCATCGTCGGCGAAGCTGCCCACCCCCCTCAGATTCGAAAGGCGAGCATGACTATTGACACGAGCACTCGTACGCAGCCGCATCGCCAATTTCAGGGCAAGGCGCCACGGCCCGGCCAGCACACCTGCCCGCAGTGCGGGCGCGGCGAGCTGCGAAAGGCGACGGGCCAGGCCGGAGCGCGCGGACTCATGACCTTCCACTTCGCGAGGGGATGCGAGCTGCCGTGCTACGGCGGCCCGCTGTCGAAGCTGACCGAGGAGGACCTCAAGGGCGGGGTTCACCGGCTGAAGCAGTGCCCGGTCTGCGACAAGAAGCGGGTCTCGTACAAGTGAACTGCGCCCACGGCAGGCCGAACTCGGCGTACTGCCCGCATTGCCCGGAGCCGCCGGCGCGCGTGCTCGACTTCAAAACCCGCGGGACGCACGAGCCGCCCGCGCCCGTCGTCGTCATCCCGCGCTGCGTCTGCGACCACACCCAGAACGCGCACGTGGCCTGGAGCGGCGCCTGCCGGCCGGGGTTCGCGTGTCTGGCCCACTGTCAGATCTTCCGGGCGCGGGGGAGGGCATGAGGCTCCTGCGTCGTCTCATCTGCCTGCTCGTCGGTCACAGGGCAGGGCACGCGCTCTTTCGTTACGACTATTGCGCGAAGACGAGGGACATCAATCAGTGGCCGGGTCGGAGCTATGGCATTGCGGCGTGCGGGTTCGAATGCGCTCGGTGTGGGGCGAAGGTGACGGCATGAGCGCGGTCTATGGCGAGTTCCTCGAGCGCAAGGCCCAACTCGGAGCGGGCGGCGGGTTCGATCCGATCTGGATGCCCGACTTCCTCTTCGATTTCCAGAAGGCTCTCGTCGATTGGGCCGTACGGCGCGGGCGCTCCGCTATCTTCGCTGACTGCGGACTCGGCAAAACGCCGATGCAACTGGTTTGGGCCGAAAACGTCATCCGCCGCGAAAACCGGCCCGTTCTCATCTTGACTCCCCTGGCGGTCGCCGCACAGACCATCCGCGAAGCCGCAAAGTTCTCCATCGAATGCCGCCGCTCGACCGGCGAGGTCTATCCCGGGATCAACATAACGAACTACGAGAAGCTACATCACTTCAACCCTAACGATTTCGCGGGAGTCGTCTGCGACGAGTCGAGCGCGATCAAGGCATTCGACGGGAAGCGCCGCGCTCAGGTGACCGAGTTCCTGCGGACTATCCCATATCGGCTTCTATGCACCGCGACGGCCGCACCGAACGACTACATTGAGCTCGGCACCGCAAGCGAGGCGCTCGGCGAAATGGGTCAGATGGACATGCTCGGACGCTTCTTCAAGAATGACCAGAACACCTCGGACATGAAAGGCAAATGGCGCGGTCAAGCCGCCGGGCCGAAGTGGCGATTCAAGGGACACGCCGAGGAAGCCTTCTGGCGGTGGGTCTGCTCCTGGGCGCGAGCCTGCCGTAGGCCGAGCGATCTCGGATTTGTAGATGACGGGTTCATTCTCCCGTCGTTAGTGGAACGCGAGCACGTCGTAAAGGCGCGGTCTATCGCCTCCGGGTACCTGTTCGCGCTTCCGGCCTTCGGTCTTCGCGAAGAGCGCGAGGAGCGGCGCCGGACGCTCACAGAGCGATGCGAGGCCGTTGCCACGCTCGTCGGCGACACCAAGCGGCCGGCCGTCGTCTGGTGTCATCTCAATGACGAGGGGTCGCTGCTGTCACGTCTAATACCTGATGGTGTAGAGGTCAGCGGGGCCAGCAGCGACGAGGAGAAGGAGTCCGCCTACGAAGCGTTCGTCGCTGGCCAAGTCCGCATCCTCATCATCAAGCCGAAGATCGGCGCGTGGGGATTGAACTGGCAGCACTGCGCTCACGTCGTTACATTCGCCTCCCACTCCTACGAGCAGTATTACCAGGCCGTCCGACGCTGTTGGCGGTTCGGGCAGACGCGAGAGGTCGTGGTCGATCTCGTAGCTACCGAAGGTGAGCGCGGAATCAGCGCGAACATGCGGCGCAAGTCCGAGGCCGCCGACAAGATGTTTTCTTCGCTCATCCGAAACATGAACGACTCGCTTCGACTGGTTCCTCAACAGGGATTCAGCGTGGCGGTAGAGGTGCCTTCATGGCTATAGCCGAACAATCACTTTCGGATCGCTACGCACTTTATTCCGGCGATTGTATGGCCGTGATGCCGACGTTGCCGGACGGCTCCATTCATCTATCCGTTTACTCTCCGCCGTTCGCTGGTCTGTACCAATATTCCTCAAGTGATCGCGACCTTTCAAACAGCCGCGACTACGAGGAGTTCTTCAAGCACTACGAGTTCGTCGTGCGCGAGCTATATCGGCTCACGCTGCCCGGGCGTGTGACCGCAGTCCATTGCATGGACGTGCCCCGAAGCAATACGGGGCGCGGGGACTGTATGCGCGATTTCCCAGGGGACATCATCCGCCTCCACGAGTCAATCGGATTCGGCTATGTCGCGCGCTACCATGTCTGGAAAGAGCCGCTCACGGTTCGCAATCGGACCATGACGAAGGCCCTCGCGCACAAAACCATCGTCGATGACTCCTCGAGGTGCTCCGCTGCGAGCGCCGACTACCTGCTCGTCTTTCGGCGCAAAGGCGAGAACCCGATACCTATCGCGCATCCAAACGGGTTGACCGAATACGCCGGCGCGAGACAGATGCCCGTCGAACTTCTGCAATACCGACACTGGAAAGGGAAGCAGACCGAGAACCGCTTCTCGCACTGGATCTGGCGGCAGTACGCCTCGGCATTTTGGGACGACGTGAGGCTCGATCGGGTTCTACCCTACAAAAAGGCCCGGGCTCAAGAGGACGAGCGCCACATCCATCCGCTGCAGCTCGACGTGATCGACCGGACCGTGGTGCTCTGGTCCAACCCCGGCGAGAATGTGCTGACCCCGTTTATGGGTGTCGGGTCCGAGGTCTACGGAGCGGTACGTGCTGGCCGAAGAGGAATCGGGATCGAACTGAAGCCAACCTACTACCGCCAGGCAGTAAGAAATGTCGAGTTCGCCGTACATCACTCAGCCGCCGACACCGACCAGCGGACGATTGAGTTCTCGGGCGAAGGCAAGGACGCGAGCCTGGACGTCGAGGCCGACGAGGTGTGCGGATGAGCAGGACCGGCACCGCCGAAGGCTATCCGGCCAACTGGGGCGCCATCAGCTTGGCGATCCGCCAGCGCGCGGAGGGTCGGTGTGAGTGCACCGGGCAATGTGGACTCCACCGAGGACGCCGCTGCTGCGAGGAGAACGGCACGCTCGCGATCTACGCGCGCGGCAAGGTGATGCTGACCGTTGCGCATCTAGAAACGCCGGTGCTCCTTCCACTCGGTCTTCATGTGACAGGGGCGACAGAGGGCGACGAGGTTGTTGAGATCGTTGGCTTCCTCGTGCCGATCGCGGCCGAACTTCTTGAATGCAATGACGTGGTGCACGGTCGGGCGCTCGCCGAGTTCCGCCGAGGACCGGCCGCAGGTTCGGCACGATTCCTTATCGCGCTTCCAGGCGGCGCGCCTCGCGGGACGCCACGACGGCCCGTAGTAGGGCTCTCGCCCGCCGCGCCAGTATGGGTTCAACTTTCCTCTTGGTGTGAGAGCAGCGAACCATTTCAGGCGGCACGAGTTTCCGCAGAATCGCCTTCCAGACCGTTTGTAGCGCGTCGCGGATCGGTAGGGTTGATGACACCCTTCACAAGTCAGGAAGACCTCGGGTGCACGCCGGCCGCCATACGGCCTGTTGAAGGCGTTCCGACTCAGAAGCTCGTTGCGACAGGACGGCGAGCAAGTGCGCTTTCGTTCGGAGGCTTGGCCTACTGTGAGCGAGAAGGTGGATTGGCAGACAACACATACGGCAGAGCGTGGACTACGCCGCGGCGGGCCCCCGAAGCCAGGACATTTCCTCCCGAGTCTCGCCCGCCGCTTAACCCGGCTCAAACATTTGTCCCCGCAGGTGATCCTAGGGTTCTTGGTGCCGACAGGGTAGATCCGGCCGCACCCGAAACAGTGCGCCGTCTTTGGGCTGAGGCGTGGTCGTGGCATATAGCTGGACTCTATCATATAGGCCACATCCCTGCGGACTGCCGCGACATTAACCTGCTGGCTTGCTGCAACAGATGCCACCTGCGGATGGATGTCCCGCAGCATCAAGCAACCGCGCGCGCCACTCGCCGCCGCAAGCTCAACAACCGCGAACTATTCGAGCCGGATCTCCCGGCAAAGAAAGGATGACGCTATGCCAGACCGCGCGCTGACTCTTCGCATCGCTCGCTCGACCGGGGGCTTCTTGCTCACCGTCGCTCACAAGACCAAGGAGGGCGAGCCCGAGCATTCCGAGACGACAGTCGAGCAGGAGAAGGACGACCTCTCCGGCTCGATCCTGCTCGCCTCGTGCGAGACGGCTATCGCGGAGCTGCTCTCTCGCTGCTCCGACGACGATGTTAAGAGCGTGGCCGAGACGCCGATCGGACGAGCCGCGAAATGACGCGGCGCCCAGTGGGCCCGCCGGTCACCCGAACGCTCCGCGCCCCGAAGGCGTGGACGATCCGGCATCGCTGCGGCTTCCAGCCCAAGCGAGCCAGCTTCGACTCCTTCGCGGCGGCGCTTGAGACGGTCCGCGGCTGGAAGGCGTCGCGAATCTGTGTCGACGGATGCTGGGTCAAGACGCTGCGGCCGTGAGCGCGCACCGCACGCACCGACCAGACGGGAACGCCGAGCAGATCACCCTCGCGCTCCAGGGGTGCGGCTTCACGGTCTCGAATACCGGGATGGTTGGCAACGGCTTCCCAGATCTCGCCATCGGCCGCGACGGACGCACCTGGCTCGTAGAGGTGAAGATCGCAAAGGGTGCGCTGACTGAGAAGCAGATCAACTGGCGGGCCCGCTGGCGCGGCGCTCCTCCGTTCATCGTCCGGTCACTCGAGGACGTCGGCGCGCTGGCGAAGGAGTTGCCATGACCGCCCAGGCCCTCATCGCTGCAGCCTTCCCGGGCCAGGACCCGACCGTCCTTAAGGCCCGCGTCGCCCTGCTGCGCCTCATGCGCGCCCTCGCCTGGGCTGAGGTCTACGCCGACGAGGTCGCCCCGGACTTGGTCGCGCTCGCCGTCTCTGACCCGTCGCTCGTCTTCTCCAAAGGCGACCTCCCGGAGATCGCCAACGCCCTCGGCACCGTCTTCATCGCCACCGGGCATGAGCTCCACCGCGCGCGCGATGCC